CAGCAACATACATAACTGGTCGGAATCTGACTTTGAGCATCAACTCTGTGTCATACGCTGACCAAGCATCAACAGTTACATTAGAGCGCGAAAACAACCAGCAGGTACTTGAAGTGCTATCAGGTCGCGCTTACAAGACCGTAGACAAGACCGCGACATTAAACGTGGAACTATACCTAGATGACACATCATCTGCAGGCATTATTTCAGCGCTATGGGATGCAGCTAACAGCGCACCTGATACATCTTTGGCTTTCAGTTTCGATGTCAACGGTGACACATTCACTGGCAATGTATTTCCAGTATTTCCGACAGTCGGTGGCGCTGCTACTGACGTACTAACTACCAGCCTTAGCTTTGTTGTCGAGGATGGAACAGTAACCCGAGCATAACGAATAGAACAGGGCAACCATTGTGAAATATGAAATCACTACAAAACAGGGCAATAACTACATAGTGAGTGACGAAAGTGCTTGGTTATGGATCGAGATCGAAAGAGAACTCGGATACACCGTTAGCCAAGCAGCTGAAAAGATGAGCCAAGGCTCGCTGGATGTCATTACTTGCATGCTTTACAAGGCCGCTAAGGCCCAAGGGCATACCAAGTTACCGAGCCAGCAAGCATGGGTTACCAATGAGTTTGAAACCTTTGAGGTGGTCGAGGAAAGCCCAAAAGACAACTCGCTGACGGACTCGTCAGAATAGCAGTTGTTACCGGGATTCCCTTAGCCGATCTTTACCAATGGTCACTCGCTGACATCAATACGGCTGTACAGCTGATTACAGAGAGGAATGGACATGGCTGACACTAGATCGACCATAAAAATCCAGCCCGATCTGCGTGATTTGCGTGGCTTATTAAAAGCATTAAATCAAATGGATGATGCCAGCAAGAAAGCATTGAAAGATGATGTAGCAAGTATTAGTGCTTGGACAGCAGGTGCAATCAAGATGGCAGGTTATGTTGGCGCACCTATGCCAGCACAAACTGCAATAGTGGCAAGTACCGTAAGAGCAAATAAAGACCGTATTCCAAATGTGACTATTGGTGGATCGCGTGGTCGCGTATCAGGTGGCGCAAATGCTGGCATCCTTTTATTTGGTAATGAGTTTGGTTCGGATAGAAATACGTTTGGATCAGCTGGTAATTTTCCAAATGGTGGTTACAAGTTTCCTGCTCGCACTCCAAAAGAGGGTCGGGGCAATAAAGGTTACTGGATTTTTCCTACCCTAAAGGCATTACAACCAGAAATCACCCGCCGATGGAAAGCAGCTGTTGGCACAGTGTATGGCGAATGGAGTCGGACAAATGGCTGATGTAAGAACAATGAAACTCAACCTTTTGGCTGATGTAGCAAAATTCGGTCAAGGGTTGACACAAGCCGAAAATGATACCAAATCTTTTTCAAGCAAAATTGGCAAATACTCAAAGGCTATGGCGAAATCTTTTGCAATAGCCGCAGCAGCTGCTGGCGCGTATGCAATCAAAATTGGCATAGATGGAGTCAAGGCCGCAGTCGAGGATGAAGCATCTCAAAAACAACTTGCCGAAGCCCTAAAAAATACGACTAATGCCACTGATGCCCAGATAGCATCCACCGAGGATTACATCACTAAGCAACAATTGGCCTTTGGTGTTGCTGATACTAAGTTGCGCCCGGCACTGGCTAACCTAGCCCGAGCCACTGGCGATGTAGGCAAAGCCCAACAACTGACAAACCTTGCGATGGACATTTCCGCAGCTACAGGTAAAGACCTTGAAACCGTATCGCTTACACTTTCCAAGGCTTACAACGGCAACATAGGCGCATTAACTAAGTTAGGCATTCCTTTAGATGATGCAATCAAGAAATCTGGGGATTTCAATTTAGTCCAAGGCGAACTTGTACGTTTATTTGGTGGCGCAGCAAAAGCCAACACCGAAACCTATGCAGGTCAGTTGGCTATCGTTACAGAGCGTGTAGGCGAACTTAAAGAATCTATTGGTGTGGCATTACTACCTACGCTCAAAGTTTTGCTAGAACAAGTTAACCAAGTTGCAAAAGGTTTCAGTGGCGATGATCCAAACGGTCTAAGTAGCAGAGCCATTGAGTTAGGCGCAAGTGTTGGCGATACTGGGGCATACAGCCTTGGTACATCACTAAAAGCGTTGAGCGATGCTTTTGGCAAATTGTTTAGCACTATAACCGCTGATGGTGATGAATCATCTGGCTCATTGCAAACACTTGCAAATGCATTGGTTTCAGTAGCCAACGGCATTAACGCTGTAGCAAATGCTTACAAGAAAGCCCGAGATTTGGGTGGCAAGATCCTAGACTTTATTAGCATTGACCCGGGCGAAGGCCCTAAGTTTGCTGACTCTCGTTTAGGCAAGGCACTTGGCTATACTTCACGCGCAGCTGGTGGCCCAGTATTTGCTGGTCAAATGACAAGGGTTGGCGAATTTGGCCCTGAAATGTTTGTACCAAGTGGCTCGGGATCAATTCGCCCGGACAATGGTGGCCAAGGCGTAACCATAATCATGAACGGTGTTATTGATGGTGAGTCTGCTCGCCGTAGCATTGAACGCCTATTACAAGACTCCTCAAGGCGCACAGGGGCAGTCAACCTAGTCGGGGCTACATTGTGACCAGTTACGATCCCTATCCAACTGTGACCTTTGCAGGGGCTACAACCTACGCTGACCAGACCATCTCAAGCATTTCAATCCGATCTGGCCGTAATGATGTAACACAGCAGCCACAACCCGGCTTTGCCTCAATCAGCCTTTGGACAGATGCCAGCGAGCCTTTAGCCGTTGCCTTGAGTCAGTCGGTGTCAATCTCAATTGACAAGGGAACATCAGGCACACAAGAAATCTTTGCTGGCATTATTTCTGACATTGATATAAGCCTGCAAGCCTATGGATCAGATGGCTCAATTGCAGTGTATTCAATCACAGCCGTTGGCCCATTGTCGCAGCTTAACCGTCACTTGGTCGGTGCGGCTGGATACGCAAAAGAGTTTGATGGCACAAGAATCTTAAACATCCTTAGTGAAGCCTTTTTGCAGTCATGGTCAGATGTTGGCCCAACTATTACTTGGAATGATCTACCGACTGAAACAACATGGGCTAGTTATGATGCAACCAATGTTGCCTTAGTTAATAACTTAACTGCCAATGTTGATGTGCCGGGTGTTTATGAATTGATGGCTTACTCCGATGGCGAGGATGATGCCTACACTCTTGCCGTCAATGCAGCCAACTCTGGTCGTGGAGTACTTTGGGAGGGTGGCGATGGCGATTTGCACTATGACGATTACGCCAGCCGAGCCAGCGCCAGCCCATTGACTCTCACAGCTGATGACATTCTTGCAAAAGGCTTACGCACTGCAGCTCAATGGGGCGAAATTGTTAATGATGTAAACGTGACCTACCGGGCAGGCACAGAAGTTGCACGTGATGAGAACTCGATTATTCAGTACGGCCAGTTGTCAGGCACTCGAACTACGCAGCTGCATAACAGCGCCGATGCTTTGTCACAAGCCAACGATTTCTTAGAATCACGCGCATACCCAAGAATGTACCCAGAAACAATTACAATTCCTTTGCACTCGCCGACTGTTAGCGATGCCACCCGGGATGCCTTGGCTGCCGTTTACAACGGGCTAAGGGTAAACACCAGCGCACTACCAGCAGTCTTTGGAACTACATTTGACGGCTTTGTAGAGGGCTACACATGGAACTTGACCAGATACACCGCCGAACTTGCCCTGACATGCTCGGCATACTCTGAAACTTATTTGAGTATTATCTGGGATCAAATACCACCAACCACAACTTGGGCAGGGTATACTCCAAGTACACAAGAATGGGATGATTTATAATGGCAACAACCACTAACTACGGGTGGACTACCCCGGACAACACGGCGTATGTCAAAGATGGCGCATCTGCTATTCGTACACTTGGCAGCTCAGTTGACACAAGTTTGTTTAGTATCACAGGTGGAAAAAATGTCGGCCTTGTATACATTGGAAAAACAGCATTTAGTTCTGCATCAAGTGTCACATTAGATAACGTATTTACAAGTGCCTTTGACAATTACCAATTAGTCATCAATATTACGAACGGTGGCACAAATGCAGACCTTAACCTACGTTACTTAAAAGCATCTGATGGCAGTGAGGAAACTGCTGCATCCTATACATATTCAAATCAAGTATGGAATCCCGCTGGAACTGGATCTTTAACTGGCGTTACAGGTTCGACTGCTTTTGTGGTTGGTTACATTGGTAACGAAATTGGCTTAAACGGAAACATTACAAATCCATTTGCCACCAAGCACACTGGTTTTACAAGTTTTAGAATTGATACACATGACTATATGGGTATGAATCATTGCAATCTAAAAACATCAACCTCCTATCGCGGTATTAAAATTACTGGCGCAGGCACAAGCATGACGGGAACAATGTACGTTTATGGCTACAAAACAAGCTGAGGAATTTAAGGCAGTCATTTTTGATGCCTTGACAGGCGAAACAATTGAAAGAAAATTTACGGCTGAGGAAATTGCCGATCGTAAGGCTATGGAAGCTGCATCTTTAGTAAGAAAAGCTGAACAAGAAGCTAAAGAAATTGCAAGAGCATCTGCACTTGCAAAACTTGCTGATCTTGGATTAACTGCCGAGGAAATAGCAGCTCTTTAATGTCATTCTTAACATGGTTTGCACATAGTCCAATTGCCTCATTTGTAAAGGTATTTGGCGCAGGTGTGCTTGGTTGGTTGCTTGTAAATGCAGACACTTTAGGCATTCACCCGGCAC